AACTGCTTCACCAGTAGCTAATACAGTCCCGCTTGAGTCTGTAATCTGCATTACTGCATCTCCTGATGCTGATGCTCCTCTTACCATTCCAGATGCTATAATGTAAGTCGGGGTGTTTCCTGATGTATCACCCGCTGCTCCTGCTCCTACAGAATCTGTAGTTACATAAAAACCCTCTTTGGCTGCAGAGTTTGCTGGGTTTGCTGTAAGTTCTGCTGACCCTAAGAAAGGTGCTCCAGTTGTTCTTGATATAGCTGATCCATCTGCTGTAAATTCTGTTATAGTTGTGTCCTCTATTGATGGATTTAATATTCTATTTATTCCCGGTGAACCAGTCGTAGCTAATTCTAAGTTAGCAGACGTGTTTCCTTGATCCAAATTATAATATGGACCAGCATAAATATTTACTGCATCTGCGGCTGTTGTTCCTACTGACCCACTAAGAGCCACATATCTATCTAGTGGTGCAACTGAGGTACGAGTGCTGGGATCAGTATTCCACTCTTTCCATTCCCATGAATTTGAGTAGCTGTTTGTGAATCCTGCCATTTAATTCTCCTTTAAATCTATCCTAATCTATCAGGATGTCTAAGAAGCTGCCCATATAGCTTATAACTATATGATGATACCACCAAATATAATATAGGCAGCTCTTTATATATTATTTATTTTCCGTAAGCGATTAGTCTGATTCCGATACCACTAGCATCTGCTGTGTCACCTAATTCATCTAATGCAGCACCATCTGCACCTGCTTCATAAATCTCTAACTTTTCGTTACTGTAGTCATATTGTACTACATAACCGTCAGACTTTTGTGAAATAAGAACAATGTATACTTCCTCTAATCCTAATTGAGTAGCAGAAAGTCCTTCACCACCAGTTGGATACGAGTCATCGAAAGTAATATCTTTAATTACATACTTTACGTTTCCGGGAACACCAACTACAGGAGAGGATGATCCGGGATTTGTGATTGTAATTGCCATAATTTAATTTCTCCTTTTATAAAATGGGTGGGGAGACTAGCTCCCCAACCCATCAAAATGTTCTTTCCAAGTTGGACTACGCGTTTAAGTCAGTAATCTTAGCTTGTGTGAAGAAGTTGTGACATCGCATTTCTGCCATAGTGTATAGTAAACCTCTTACTACTAGAGCATTAGCTGCGAAGTAGTCTCTGTTTTCTATATACTGTGTTGGTTGTGCCACAGCTATTTCAAGGTAGTCTGTGTCCAAAACGTATACGTTTGAACCCAATACTGAGTCATCTGTTGCTACACCTTTTGGTGTGTCAGCATCTGGTAGAATTGGAATACCTTGGTAAGTAGCGAGAACTAGACCAGTTCTTGTACCCGGGAAAGTTCTTTCAGAACCTACACCAACTTGGTACTCTTCCTGTCCTAAGTATCTCTGTTGTGATTGTAGTAATCTCTCTAGCTTGAAGTATTGGTCGTGTCCCATAACGATTAGTTTTGGTTCTCCACCATTAGTTCTTACTGTTTGAATACAATCGTCAAGTAAGTTTAGAGATAGTTCTCTACCTACTCCACTGTTGTGCTTAACTGTAGCAGCAGCGTTCCATTGTCCGGAAGGTCTGTCACCGAATGTTAAGTCATACGCCCTTACTCCACCGTTTGCTGCGAAGTTTGCGTTTGTGTCGAATGATCCACCTACTGGTGCACCATCAAATTGTACTACGTCATCAATAGACGTTAGTCCTGCTCTTTCTACAATGATCATACCGTCACCGTCAGCAATAGTAGCTGATGCAGTTCCGTGAGTAATAGCACCCGTAGATGTGTTTACTGCTGAAACTGCTAGTCCAGATGTGTCAATGTAGTCGTTTGCAGATGTGTCGAAGTAAGCAACCTTGTCACCTACCTTAATGTTCTTAGCAACTGATGCTGGTACAGTACCTGAAGTAGTTGAACCAGCGGATACAACGTATCCTGATCCTGCTAATAGCTCTTCGTTCATTTCTTTAACGTGGTCGAGCTGTGCGTTTTCGTTTTCCAATGCAAGAACATCACCAACACCACCTTCTAATTGTGCAGTGAATACTGATTTCACTGAAGCACCGAAAGTAGTTGAAACGATTCTAGGTAAACTAGCTACGTTTGCGATGTCTGAAACATCAACTGTAGGTAGAGCACCAGTCTCAGTCACAGGTCGTGATCTTCCACTACCTCTGTCTGTCCTGATTCTCCAACCAGCTGTGTTACCCCAAACAGTTCTTGGGATTGCATTGAAGAAACGAGTTTGGTTGTTTAATGCATGCCAAACTTTTCTACCATAGGTAGTGTTAAAAATACCTGTAGCAGTGTCCACTGTAAAGTAAGTCTGTTTCTGTAAGTATTCTGGTCCGAATACAGACGAGTACAGACCTCTTTGAGACTGAGCGATATACTCAGATAATGATGGATTTGTAGCCATAATTAATTTCTCCTCGTTCTTTCAATAATAAATTATTTATTCTTAGTTTCCAAGTAGTTCTCTTGGCACACCTGCAGTGTCACCTTGATCTATCTTGTGTTGTAAGTCTCTTAGTTGTTTGTAAGACAAACCACTTAGGTCTTCTACAACATCACCACTTGTTGCATTAGCTTTTACAATTGGAGTAGTTCCATCTGTTCCTAACGCGTCTTGGTTAAGTAGAGCTGGTCTTTGTAAACCATTCTCTTCTCTAAAGCCCATCTTTCGCAGTCTTGCTTCAGACTGTTCTTCAACGGCTTTCTCCATGTTTGCTTCGTAAGCTGCAACGGTTTTTCTCAAAGCATCGAGTTCTTTCCTCATTGCTTTCATTCCGTCATCATCTTCATCGTCATCATCAGCTTTGTCAACAGGCTTTTCGTCTGATCCGTTATCATCGTCATCATCGTCTGCCTTCATTTTCATGCCTGCTCCGCCCATCTTCATAGCTTTTTCTTTTTCATCATCTTCCGAGTTGTGTCCCGGTACATGATCTTTAGTCATAGCTTTCTTTTCATCATCATCGTCATCCATGTCGGCTGCTTGAATTGTTGCTTGCTGATCTTCTATTTTAGTAGTCGGGTTAGCTGCATTTTGAGCATCATCATACTGAGGTTGCGTTATTGTTTTAGCTTTCCTTTCTTTAGCTCCGTCAACATCCATTCCTAGTGGGTTCTCTCCGCCTTCAGCTTTGAGCATTGTTACCACTTCAGATGCAACTGCTTTAACTAATTCTGATTTTTCAGCTTCTAAAGCCTTCTCTTCTTCTTCCATTCTGTCGTCTTCTTCTTCTTTTGTGAGTCTTTCATCCATTTTAGCGAGAACTTCTGCTACTGCAGATAATGCTAGGTTAGTACCTTGCATGTGATTCTCTAAATTTGCGAATTCTTCTGACATCTTTCGACCTCCTATGTCCTTTCCAGTCTTTATCCAGACTAAAAGTTAAGTTTAAGTTTTGTTAATTCTCAAGGTTGGTCTTAGCCATCCCCGACCTTTATAGAATTATAATATAAAAATAGGCACTCTTTGCCTATCTATAATATTATACTATAAATAAAGGCATTTTTTACATAAATATTACGAATATTATAAATAAATTATAATTTATTCAGTGGAATCTTCTACGAGTTCACCATTAGCCATCTTCAACATCTCGTTCCTATAGTCATATAGTGGAACTTGAATTAGTTTTTTTAGCTTTTCAAGCTGGTTTCCCTCTGGCATAGATGCTTCAACTAAATCTAATACTTTACCAATCATCCTAGAATGTCTGGCAATGATGTATTCTTGTTCAGCTGTAACTTTACTTACGTCTACCATTTTAGCCTCCTTTAAATTGATAAGAATCTTCTTAGAATCTCTTGTCTACCTCTTCCCATTTTAGCAGGAAAGGCAAGTCCTAATTCTTTACTGATATCTTTATACTTTTTTCTTTTAATTACTTTGCTGTAAGCATCATCAATAAAAGGTTGAGGTGTTCCAGCTGTAGTGCTTACAACTTTCCACTCACCAGTTTCTGGATTTAATCTTGGTCTACGACCAAAATATTTCTTTTCATGATCTCTTACTGAGGTTATTGTTCCACCTCTTAATCTTCTGTCATGCCTTCGTACTTTCTGCGTATAAAATTGATCCTCTCTTGTTTCTCTACCATCATGTACTAATCTAGCATGAGGAGCTTCATATATAATTTCAAATCCTCCCATAGTGGGTATTAGTTGCCCGCTATTCTTTAACCATCCAGAACCTTCTGGACATAAGTTTTGAGATTCGTTAAATACATCTTCTCCTAACTCTTGAATTACTTCTAGAATTTCGTCTTCCATGAATTATTATACCTCTTTTTATAGTAAAATTTTCTATTTTAAACACATTTCTTTACGCCTTCTTCACAAGAACTTCCACCTTCATATGATTTCCAATACTCTGATTCTTCATCATAGGGTATTAAATTCTTTTTTTGCAATTCTTGTCGAGTCTGTTCTAGTCTAAGTTCTATATTATTTAAATCTTGACGCAGGTTTTCTAATTCAGATTGTGTTTGACTTTGGGTTTGATCCCAACTTAATGAAATTGCGATTAATATAAATATAAAAAAGAATAGATAATAAAAGCGTATCACTGTAAAGGGATATCTTCTTTAATGATTTGTCTAGCAGTTAGTTTATCATACACTTTATCTTCTAGTGTATCTCTTTTAAACACAGCCATAGTTGCTCCTACACCAACTGCAAGGGCTCCTACTACTGGTAACGTCTTTGCTATACTCTTTACTATTTCTTTACTTGTCATGCGAATCTCCTTTCTTATTCTGATTCTAATACTTTCATTCCTAATGCTATGATACCACCTGTACATCCTGTAGCGATCTCTGTGTAGCCTTGCCATACTCCTACTGCACTAAGTATACCTAACACTATAATTGCTAGAAAAATTTGTGGTCTAAGTTTTCCCATCATTTGTTAAGTTCCTCCGTTTTATTAGTTTTCAATCCTGCGTTTTAGTTCGTAGTAATCATCTACTACATCTAAACACGCTTGAACTTTATCTTCTTGATTTAATATAATCACATTTAGCTTATCTATCTCAGATTGCATAGTTGCCATATTAACCTGAAGCATAGTAAACCAGCTTATTGCTGATACAAGTATAGCACCAAGAGTTAAAATAATGGGTAAAGTTACTTGATATTTATTTTTACCTACTTTTACATCCATTGTTTTCTATGGGCTAACGCCTCCCGGTGGGCTAGGCTCTGATAACAACACTTCATAGTTATTGTTAACTTCCCATATGCTAGCTAGTGTGCTAGATTGTATAGTAAATTCCTTTGTTGCTAAGTTACTGTCATGCCCAATCTGTGAAAACTGAATTGTTAACTCACCAATATCAGCTTGTCTAATTACACATGTACCACCTGATGATACTATGTTACTTAGAACTAACTTGTTAATCTTAGCGTTAGTATTTGTTAAACTACCAGTGTCCAACCAAATTCGGTCATAAGTACCACCTTCGGTCTGCAATAGATCTGCCATGAAGTTACCACCTGATACTCTTAAGTTTCTTAATGTACTTGTAAGAGTCTGTGAAATACTTAATCCATCAGCAATGTTTTCTTTAACTACAACTTTGTGAGCAGTTACATCTGATAGCGTTAATGTTTTACATGTATTTCTCTCAAACAATAGCTCACCTATCTCTAGTCTTGCTGTTGTTCCTGCTTTACCTTCAATCAAAATGGCTTCAGCTTTACCTGATGGTAATGTTGAACCTGTATATGCAGTACCAATTGATACATTAGAGATGTTTATTTCTTCTACTGGTGTAGTTCCAAGCACAATCCTTAACGTGTTGTCGTCTGGATTATCTTTTCTCCACGCCATTTCTTTCTCTAATGTTTCACTTGGATATTCAGATGGAGCTGCGTAAATACCCGGTGATCCATTAGCAAAACTTCTTTCTACTACGATCTCATTTACTGCAACTGCTGTTGTAGCTGTACCACCTGCGACTAATAGACCAACCGCCATTTGTGGATTTAATCCCATACCTCTTAATAAAGAATATGGTGACTTCATTACTTTGAAGAACCTTCTCCACTTAGCTGATTCTCCATTTAAATATTCTATTTTGTTAAATAGCCAATCTCTAAACGCTTTTACATCTTGATAAATGTAAAGGGGTGACTTTAATATAGCCATAGGAGTAGCTTTTAGTATATTAAATAGTTGTTTTAAACTTCTAATATGCACAGCTAGTCCTGCGACTACAAGTCCTGTTGATATACCTATAGAATACCAATACCATGTCTGCAAGAACTCTAAGTAATTCATTACTGCAGTATATGTGATAACATAATTAAAGTATGCTATCTGTATCGGTGCGATATCCCACCATAGATTCACAGGATTAACTGTAGTTAGTGTTATTCCTGTTACTCCTAACAGTATTGCCAAGAAAGTAAACGTCATTAGTGTCACACTTGCTGTTTTTTGTACAACACTCGGTACTTTTACTTTAGGTTTTGGCAATCTAAAGCTAGGTAATTTAATTTTTGGCTTTGGTATTCTAATTTTCATCTTATTCTTCCCCCTAGCTAGTGTATTCTCCTACAACTAGCATAATAGATAATACTATAGATATAAAAAATGCTATTTTTATAATATTAATTTTTGACATATCTTCATTTAATCTCCTTTAATAAATGTAGATTCTCTATATTATTATACTAAATTTTCGCTCCAAACTTCCGGTAAAATGTCACTAAATTCACTTTCTGTGCCATCATATCGGTTTAAATAGATGATTTCTTTCCCAATTTCCCCATATTTTGGGTGGTAGTACAATACTAGCTGTCTTGGCTTGTTAATTGCCTGTACTCTTTGCATTGCGAACTCATCTCCACCCTTCATGCAACCACATATGTGTATGTTACCTGTTCCGATGTCGATTTCATCTATTCTGTGGAAGTGTCCCATCAAAACTGAATCAAAGTATGTAGACATTCCTGATTCATCTAGAAGACTCATGCCTTCTGTCATATCAAGATTCCTAATTTCATCTTCTAATCCTCTTCTGAACTGAAGAACATTCCTCATATTTAGTATACCTTTTGTTATAGCAGTACCACTACCTGCTCCATTAATGAAGTCTCCATGTGTTAGTAGTATTTGCCTGTTAGCAACTTCAATAGTAGTAGAGAATGTCTTTGGAATATGGAACTCTATGTTCTTTTGATCCCTGCAAAATGCAGCAATCCATTGATACAACATGTAATCCCAATCTTGATGCTTATCTTTCATCGGGGGTTTCCTAGTCATTCTTCCATGGTTACCTACAACACATGGTACTCTTACTTTATCAAAGTGTGGAGCAAGAAACATTAATGATTGAGCAATAAGATTAGCTCCTCTGATCATTTGTCCCATGCAGTTATCTACATTTGTCCTAGCTAGTTCTTCGTGTATGTCTCCACTGATCATATCACCTAGCATTGGAACTATAAGTTCACCTACTTCAGTAGTATTTCTTCTCATCTCAGCTAAAGTTACTACTTGATTTGCCCATCCATAAAGCCTTCTATTGAAGATATCAATGTTGTAGTGATTCAAACCTGACATCTGATCACTTTCAACTCTATCTCCAATATGAGTGTCAGTTAAAGGAGCAATCATACTTTGAACACTGTCACCCGTTTTTTTACCTGAAGGCTTTCGGATTTTAACTTTCTTTGTTTTACTAAATGCAGGTGCTAATTTCATTATAGACTCTTCAAAGATCTCTTGTTTAGCTTGATCTTTTATTGTAGTCTCATATAGCTTCTTAAAATATTTAGCTTCTGCTTTATAAGTTTCAGCTTTTTTACCCATCTTAACGTGGTAGTTAGGATCTAAATCAGGATCAATCATTTCATTTTCTTGATCTAAATAAACCTCTTTGTCGTACCATCTTTGAATGTTGGTTCGGTGTATATCTATCCCGTATGTTGCTTTTAGCCACTCCGATAGACTTGTCCACGTTGCTCCCGCTTGTCTCCGTTTTATCAACTCGTTCTGTGCTTGAGTTGGAATTTTTGTTTCGCCTTTGTTCCACATGTTTGCTCCTTGCTTTTCTTAAAATAATTGTTCTTCCGCAATTCATGCATTTCAAATCATTATCTTCATCAAAACGCATGAATCCGTTGCATTTATCACACACATTTCCAGTGTTCTTATTATATTTTATCATATTTGACCTAGCTGTGTCAAGTCTATTTCATACCTTCTAGTAATTGTGGAGTGTACCAGATGTCAATATCTGATGCAATCTCTCCATCTTCTAGGTAGACTGAACCATCATTAAAGTTAAGTGGTCCTGTAAATAGATTTAATCCTAGTTTTAGTTCTTCTATAAAGTTACCTACTCTACCTTTTTCTACAGCATCCAATCCTTCTCCATGATTCCATCCTACAATAGAAGACTGTAAGTCTTTCCAATATGGACCTACCCATAACCACTCATTAGTAAATTCTCCATCTCTACTCTTTTGAGCTAGACTTAAATATTCAGGTCCCCAGTTAAAGTAGTTCACTCCAAGACATCTTGTTGGTGCCTGTTCACAAGCTCCTTTATAATCATAAGGAACTACCCAAATATCTTCACCTTTTTCTGCTCTTTGACCAGTAACAACTACTGCTTCTGTAGTATCAATGTGTGAGATCACAACATCTTTACCTGAATCATAGAAGTCATTAACTACTTGTGTAGGATCTAAAGTCATACCCGGTATGTGAAACCAGAAACCAATCCAAGTTATATCAAATTCTATGTCTCCATCGGCACAATGCTTTGCTCCTAAGTAAGTAGCGTTTGCTAATCTTCTTGTTTCATCATTAACTAATGGTCCTAAGAATCCTATCTTACCAGTCTTAGATTTAATTGCTGCAGCACATCCTGCTATCATTTGTCCATATTCCATTTTACCCATCACATTAGATACGTTCTTTAGTTCGCTTCGGTAATCTCTACCTACGACTAAAGCACTATCACCTGTAGACCAGACGAAATCAGTGTCTGGATACTTCTCAGCAGCTTCTAATATACCATCTTTCATATCGTCTGATGTTGCAAATATGATAGTTGCACCTTGTGATATCATATCTTCAACGACAGAAGGTATTGTTAAATCTGGTGA